GGTGACAAAGGGGCCGTTGGCCGGGGAGATGATGCGGTTGTTGCCGGAGCAGCGCCGGTTCATCGAGGAGGTTTATGGTCGTTTGGACCGCCGCGGGTTGCGACGGCGGCGGCTGGCGATCAAGAGCGAGCCGAAGGGGAACGGCAAGACGGGGCTCATTGCGGGGCTTTGCCTTTGCCACCTGCTGGGGCCGGAAGCCGAGCCGCGCGGCGAAATTTATTCGGCGGCGATCGACCGGCAGATGGCGGCGCTGATCTTTGCCGAGATGGAAGCGATCATCTACGCGGTGCCGGAATTTGCCGAGATCTGCAACATCATCCGGTTTCACAAGCGGATTGAAGTGCTGGCGGGTGCGGCCCGCGGGTCGACCTACGAGGCTCTGTCGGCGGATGCGCGGCGCGCTCACGGGTTGTCCCCGACGTTGTTCTGTTACGACGAGCTGGCGCAGGCAAAGGACCGCGTTTTGCTCGACAACCTGATCAATGGCCTCGGCAAGCGGAAGGAAGCGCTTGGGTTGATCATCTCGACACAAGCTCCCGACGAGACTCACCCCTTGTCACAACTGATTGACGAGGGGCTGCGTGGTGAAGACTCAAGCCTGTTCGTGCAGTTGACGGCGGCGCCGGAAGATGCCGACCCGTTCGCCGAGGCGACGTGGACGGCGTGCAATCCGGCGCTCGGCAGATTTCTCAGCCTGGAGGAAATGCGCACCGCCGCGGAGCGCGCCCGGCGTATCCCGGCCTTCGAGTCGTCCTTTCGCAACCTGCGGCTCAACCAGAGGATCGACTCGCGTGAAGAGGACCGCCTGGTGTCGCATGCGGTCTGGAAAACCGGAGAGGTGCCGATCGACCGCGAGCGGTTGCGGGGCCGGCAGTGCTATGCCGGCCTTGACCTGTCGGGCAAGCACGACCTGACCGCGCTGGTGTTGGCCTTTCCCGACGACGACCCCGAACCGGGCTTCGACCTGCTGCCGTTTTTTCTGGACCCCGGAAGGGCAGATGCCGGTGCGCAAGCCGGTCGAGCGGGAGCGGTTCCGTGAATGGATCGGGCAGGGCTTTATGACCGCGGTGCCTGGTCAGACGGTGCGCTACGGCTATGTGGCGCAGCAGCTCGCGGAGTTGAGCCGCGAATTTGACATCCAGGTGCTCGGTTACGACCGCTGGCGGATCGATGATTTCAAGACCGACCTCGATGACGTTGACGGTAATTTCCCGGCGCCGCTGGAGCCGTTCGGGCAGGGCTTCAAGGACATGGGTCCGGCCGTCGAGTGGTTTGCCGAGCTGGCGCTGACCGGGCGCCTGCGGCACGCCGGGCACCCGGTGCTGATGTCGAGCGTGGCCAGCGCCATCATCGTCACCGACCCGGCGGGCAATCACAAGGTCGACAAGGAGCGCGGCAACAAGCGCGGCATCGTGCGGGTTGACGGCGCGGTGGCGATGCTGATTGCGCTGGAGTTGGCAAAACGGGCACGGGCGATCGTGCCGATCGACATCGAGACCCTGATCGCTTGAAAGCAGGCCGCCTCCGGGCGGCCTTTTCATTTCGGGACCAAAGCATGCAACTCCGACAGAAGCAGTCGGCGGCACCGCCGCCCGCTGACGATCCGCTCGAGTTCGTGATGAGCGACGGCTCGGTGGATCGCATGGGCGACATCATCGAACCGGACGGCTGGCGGCTCGACAACTTCCATAAGAACCCCATTGCGCTGTTCTCGCACGACCCGCTGCTCCCTATCGGCAAGTGGCACGATGTTGGCGTGCGCAAGGGGCAGTTGACCGGCCGCCTCGAGCTGATGCCGGCGGAAACCAATCTGCAACGGCAGATCCAGACCGCGGTAAAGGCCGGCGTCCTGCGCGCCGTCTCCGTTGGCTTTCACTCCGATGCCGCCGAGCCCATGAAAGGCGGCGGCCTGCGTTTCACCGAGGCCGAGCTGGTCGAGTGCTCGCTCGTCTCCGTACCGGCAAACCCGAACGCTCTAGCGATTGCCAAGGCGCTCGGCATCTCCCGCGAAGGGCAAAGCCTGATCTTCGGCGTGCATGCCAATGAAGAGAGGGGACTGCCGGGCGGGTTTCATGGCGTGCATGCCAAACGAGGTGACGTATCCCGAAAGTTTAGAGCCATGAACTACAGCGAACGCATCGAAAGCGCGCAACAGGATGTTGTCGCGCTGCAAGACCAGTTGGCCGGGCTACCGGATGCCGAGGACGTGGCAAAGGTAAGCGACCTCACCCAACGCATCGCCGAGGTCAAGAACAAAATCTTCGCGTGGGTCGAGGCCGAAAAGGCGCTCGGCAGCGAGGCGGCGCCCATCACCGTTCCGAAAGACCGGATCACGGTTTACTCGCCGCAGCAGTCGCTGCCGTCGAGCGCGCCGAAGGCGTGGGCGCAGCCTAAGCGCAAGGAAACCCCGGTCGGCGATCATATCCTGCGCCATTTCGCAGCGACGACCATTGCCTATGTCAAACGGCAGCCGGTCGATGTCGCGCTGGCCGAGCTCTACGGCAGCTACGGCGACTTCGAGCAGACCAAGGGTATCGTCGAGTGGCGGACCCGTGCCGCCACCGCGCCGGCCACAACGACGACGGCGGGCTGGGCGGCCGAGCTTGCGGTGACAGGCCAGGGCGAATGGTTCAACGCGGTCATGGCCGGCTCGATCTTTCAGCCAGTGGCGGCCCGCGGCATGAACATCACGCTCGGCCGCTACAACCAGATCAGCATGCCGACGCGAGCGGCGACGCCGACTATTGCCGGCTCGTTCGTGGCGGAAGGCGCGCCCATTCCGGTGCGGCAGGCCGCGTTCACGCCGGTCACGATCGGTTTGAAGAAGATGGCGGTGATCACCAGCTACACGCGGGAGATCGCCGAGCACTCGACGCCGGAAATCGAGACCATCCTGCGCCAGTTGATCATGGACGACACCGGCGTCGCGGTAGACACGGTGTTTATCGACAATGTGGCGGTATCGTCCATCCGCCCGGCCGGCATCCGCAACGGGGTCTCGGGCCTGACACCGACCGCAGGCGGCGGGTTTGCCGCTCTGGTCGGCGACCTCAAAGCAATGGTCGGCGCGCTCGCCGCCGTCAATGCGATGGGCTCGCTCGTCTGGATCATGAACCCGGTGCAGCAGATCGCCATTAGCCTGACCCAGAATGCCGGCGGCGACTTCCCGTTCCAGGCCGACATCAACGCCAACCGGCTGCTCGGATATGGCGTCGTCATCTCCTCGACGGTGCCGGCCGGCATGGTGATCCTGATCAACGCCGACGACCTCATGGTGGTGCAGGGCGACACGCCGAGATTCGATGTGTCGGATCAGGCCACGCTGCACTTCGAGGACACGACGCCGCTGCAGATTACCACGGGTGCGCAGGGCAGCGCGGTGGCAGCAACGCCGGTTCGGTCGATGTTCCAGACCGACAGCTTGGCGCTGCGCATGATCCTGCCGATGAACTGGGCGCTCCGGAGAACCGGCAGCGTCGCCTGGGTCACGGGTGTCACTTGGTAGGACCGCGCCGCTACGGATGGCGAAAGCCGGCGCAGTGGTTGCTGCGCCGGCGCATCACAAAGGATTCAGCAGATGCCGATGGAACTCAACGAACAGCAGCAGGCGGCAAAGACGGAATACCAGCAGCGGAAGGAACGGACAGCGGCGCTGACCAACCTGACCCTAAACTCGACCGACGGAACCGCTCTCGGGCCGCCAACCCCAACCCAGGAAGAAAATGATCTTCTGGCGCTGGGGCTGATGCATCCCGACGACAAGGCGCGGCCGCCCGAGGACCGGGCGATGCCGTCCGTGGCAGCACAGCAGGCGTATCTGCAAGACGGCACGGCATTGCCGACACGCACCGCCGCACCGGCTTCCGCCAGGCCGGCGGCACCCGCGCCTGAACAGCGATCCGTACCGCGGACGCAAGACCGCGCCTGATGGCATTGCTTACGCGGGCGGCGGAAGCGGCGACCCGCATCTTCCGCCCGCGACAAAAGCAGTTCGGCCCCGCCGCGCCCTTTATGTCGCCAATCGGCGGCAGCGGCATCCCGCCGAACTGGCCGATGAATTGGTGGCAGCTCGGCTACGACCCGCTGCGGCCGAGCGGCTCGGCCGTGGTCTACGCCTGCCGACAGGCTTATGCGCAGACCATCAGCATGTGCAGCGGCACGCACTGGCAATCTGACGGCGACGGCGGGCGGGAGCGGATAACGACATCAGCCTTGTCGCGCATCCTGCGCCGTCCGAACGCCTACCAAAGCCCGGCCGATTTCTTCCTTTACCTCACCGATTGTCTCTATGGCGAGGGGGCCGCGTTCGGGTTGGTGGTACGCAACGCCCGATTCGAGATATCCGAAATTCACCTGATGACCCCGAGCCAGTGCTCGGTCAGCGTCGACGCGAATGGGGCGATCTACTACCAGCTTGCCGGCAACGGGGTTGTCGATCGCTTGTTCGCCGATGACCGGCAGGCGCTGCAACGGATGCCGGCCCGCGATGTGCTGCATGTGCGGCTGCCGAACCCGCGCAACCCATTGGAAGGCTGCGCGCCATTAGAGGCGGCGATGCTTGAGGTTGCGGTATCCAATGCGATGGTGGCGCAGGCGCTGGCCTACGCCGCCAACCAGGGCAGGCCATCCGGCGTCTTGCAGACACCCGCCAGCTTCCACGACAAGCCGGAAGCGGTCGAGCGGCTGCGTGCCAAGTGGAACGAGCACACCCAAGGGGTCAATGCCGGCGGCACACCGATCCTGACCGACGGCCTGACCTGGCAGTCCGCCGTGGTCAACAGCCGCGACGCGCAATTGGCCGAGATGCTGCAGGTCAGCGATCAGCGCATCGCCACGGCCTACCGGGTGCCGCTGCCGCTCCTATCGTTGATGGCGGGCACCGGGCCGCAAGGCTCGACCGAAAGCCTGATGGCGTTCTGGGTGTCGACCGGGCTCGGCTTCGCGGCGAACCTGATCGAGGACGCATTCGGGCGGGTGTTTGCACTGGGCGGCTGGCCCGACGATTACTTGGAGCTGGATCTTGAGGCGCTGTTGCGGGCGAATTTCCGCGACCGGATCGAGGGGCTTGCGAGGGGTGTCCAGGGCGGCATCTTCAGCCCGAACGAGGCGCGGGCCAAGGAGGATCTGCCGGCCATGCCATTCGGTGACGAACCCCGCGTGCAGGCCCAGGTCGTCCCGCTCAGTGCGGCGCAAGGGATTCCGTCCGCGCCCGCGTCGCCAACATCGCCGTCAGCGCCAACCACGCCGCCGGAGGATGGCAATCCCGACGCCGCTGCGTCTACCGATGCCGCCGCGAAAATGCTCACCGCTCTCCGGGCATCGCATGAACGCCATCTCGCCGCTTGAGACACTGGCCGCCGAGCTTGGCGCCATCGCGGCCCGCATTGAGCGCGAGCTGCGGCTGTCGGCTTCGGCCTTGCAGGCGGAACTTAGAGCGGAGCGCGCCGAGTTTGAACTTCGCATCGAGCGTGCTGTCGCCGAGCGCTTGGCTGCGCTGAAGGACGGTGCTCCCGGCCCCGCCGGCGAGCGTGGGGAGAGGGGAGAGCCTGGCGAGGCCATCATAGGGCCACCCGGCGAACAGGGCATTCCAGGGCCTCCAGGCGCCGACTCTGACGTGCCCGGGCCGCCGGGCCCCGAACCGTATGTCGGCGAGGTGTGCGGGCTGTACGATCCCGGGCGGCAATACCGGAAATACGATCTCGTAGGCTATCGCGATTCCGAATGGCGGGCGCGCTGCGATGACCCCGGCGAATTGCCGGGCGATGGTTGGGCCGTGTCGGCACGGGCCGGCAGCCGCGGCAAGCCGGGCGAGAAGGGCGACCGCGGCAGCCCCGGAGCTGCGCCGACGATCGTGCGGTGGGAGACGCGAGAGTATCGCGCCGTGCCGGTGATGTCGGATGGCACCCTCGGGGCGCCGCTCGATCTGCACGAATTCTTTGAGCTTTACCACGCCGAACGTGTGCCCTGATGCCCACCAATGTCCGGTACAGCATCACGCGGGTCATCACACCGGCAACCAACCTGACGCTGGTGAGCCTCGATGACGCGAAAGCGGTTCTCGGCATCGATCCGGCCGACACTTCGCAGGATGCCAAGCTCACTCAGCAGATCGATGCGGTGTCGGCGGCAGTGGGCAACTACTGTAACCGGATCTTTGTGGTGCAGACCTATCAGGATCAATTCCGCTACGTCTACAACTGGCTGTATTCGGGCGAGCCGTTGCGCATCCGGCAGTTTCCGATTGTGGTGGACGATACCGGCGTGCCGCTGGTGACGGTGAGCGAGGACGGCGCCGCGGTCGACGTGGCGGCGTGGGACGTCTATCCGGAGGAGGGCGCGCTCTATCGCCTCGACGGCACCAGCGTCGCCGGCTGGATGGGCACGACGATCCTCGTCGACTACACCGCCGGCTATGACCCGATCCCGGCTGATGTGCAGGGCGCTGCGCTCGAATGGCTGACGGCGCGGTGGTTTGCGGTCGGGCGCGACCCGGCGCTGCGGCGCCATCCCGCCGGGTGCCCGCGACATGCTGGCGCCTTACAAGCTGTGGACGGTATGACGCCGGAAACGCTGATCGCGCGGCTCGACGCTGCGATTGCCGGCTACGGGCAGAGCGTGACGTTGCAACGCACTGCGGTCGATGCCACCACCGGCGGCATTTCGGTGGCCGAGGAAGTCATGTGCCCGGCAGCCGTGCGAAACTTCGGGCCGCAGGATCTGGAGGCCGGCGAAGTGCAGGATATCCGGGTCGTGCTGAGTCCGACCGGGCTCGGCGCGTTCGGCATCCCATCACGCGACGACCGCATCATGATCGACGGCGATCCGGCCAATATCACGCAGATTGCGCCGCTGTCCTATGGCGGGCAGGTGGTCCGGGTGAACCTGCTCTGCCGTGGCTGACCAGCGCGAGGTAATCCTGTCTCGGTTGGTCACGGTCTGCGGGGCGGTGCAGGGCATGCAGGCCGCTGCCCGCAACAAGCTCGATGTGCCGGCACTGGCGCGGCCCGCCGTCATAGTGCAGGACGGTGCCGAGACGTTGCTGGATGCGCCGGGGACCGGCCGCAATGCGGCCCGCCGGCTGCTGCGGATGGAATTGTCGCCGCTGATCGTGGTCATCGTGCGCGGCGACAACGGTGCCGAGGCGGGCAGCCTGTTGACGCTCTACCGCAACCGCATCGTCGCCGCCGTGCTGAACGACAGCCCGCTGAACGCCAGCGTGGTCGACGGCGGCATCCGCTACGAGGGCATCAGCGTCGCCGCGCCCGACGCCGAGGCGCGCGAATACCGCGGCGAGTTCAATCTCGTGTTCACCAGCCTGTTCCGCTTATCCGATCTCGCGGGAGTGTAATCATGCCGATCACCAACGCCGCCGATATCGACAATACTTTCATCGGCAAAGGCATCGTCAAATTCATGAAGGCGGACGATGTTGCCGGGACTTACCGCGATTTGGGCGAGGTGCCCGAGTTCGAGTACACGGCGACGGTCGACAAGCTAGATTATTTCAGCAGCCGCTCGGGCATCCGCACCAAGGCACGCAGTGTCATCCGCGAGCGCAGCGCCAACCTGCGCATGGTGATGTCCGAGATGACCGCAGACAACCTCGCGCTCTACCTCATGGGCGATGCCGTGGCCGGCACTGGCACGCCGCCCGACGTGACCTACACCATCGACATTTTCTCGTTGTCCGAAATTGTCGGCGCCTTGCGCTTTGTCGGCACCAACGATGTCGGCGCCAAGGTGCAGTTGGATTTCGGCAACGTCTCCTTTACGCCGAGCGCGAGCTTCAACCCGATTTCCGAGGAATGGGGACAGCTTGAAGTAACGGCCGAGATCCTGGTTGACGATACCGGCAAGTACGGCACGGCAATCTGGAACATCACGGCCGAGGTCACGACCCCGTAATGCCATCCCTGCTCGACATCGCGCCGCCGGAAATCTCGGCCGTCGAGATCGACATCCGCGGTACGGTGCTGCGCGTCTCGGGCATTGCGGCGATTGATTGGGCAGTCCTCTACGGGCGCTTTCCGGAATTGCGTAAGCTGATGATCGGCGAAGCTGACGAGAGTATGCCGCGGCTGCGGTTCCTGGCGGCGCAGAGCGCGGTGATTGCGGCGGGCACCGGGCACCCGGGCGACGCTGACATCGAGCGGGCGAGCATGGCGGTGCTGACGTTTGAGGAGCGACAAACGCTGTTCGACGAGATTGTAAAATTATCGCTGCCGGGGGATGTGCTGAGCCCTTTGTTAGACGGCTCACTGGCGGCGGGCGCAAACGGCGCCGCCCGCTCTACCGCGGCACCGGCTACGAGATCGCCGAAGCCATCGAAGCGCTGATTGCGGCCGGGCATCCGCCGGCAGCCGTGTGGCGATACACGCCGCGGCAGATGCGGGCCTTTCTGTTTATCGCCGACAAGCGGCGCGAGGGCGAGCGGCGGCAGATGTTGGCCGACAATGCGCTGGCGGCGCGCGGCGACCCGAAGGACATCGCGAGGCGGTTCCGGGACGAATGAAT